ATACGGACTGTGCACCGAGGCGCTGCCGGCGCCAGCCTCCGCGGTTCGAGCGACCTTCGGATAGGCGTGGCCACCTTCAGCGTCTATACCAACCCTGAGGACACGCGGCGCAGCATCACCATGCTGCAGGCGGACCCAGTGATCGAGATCGCCGACCAGATCCTCGAGCGCGCCGACCCGGAGTTTCTCAGCCTCGGCGACGGCATCGTCACCTTCCACTGCAGCAATGGCGACATGAGCTACGGCCTGCGCGAGCACGACGACCTGCGCGAAACGTGGCTCGGCGTGAGGTCGGACGTCGACGAAGAAGACCTGGCCTCACCCGATCGGGGTGAGACATGACCATCGGCCGCGCGGCGCGGGACGACTTCAGTCTGCTGGAGTGCTCGCAACGCTTGAACGGACCGCACTGCCCGCATCAGATCGACGAGCACGCCCATAGCGCCGACATGCAGTGCTGCTGGTGCGGCACGCAGTGGACCGAGCCGCGCTCACAAACCTACGATCGCCACGGCACGTATCTGCCTTCACGCACACGCGAGGGGGGGGGTCGTAATCGCGCTACGGCACATGCATCCAACTCTGCCGCGACACGATAGCCTGCACTGCGCTCAGCCCGATCGGGTAATCGGCAGCGATAGCCCTGAACGTCTCTCCTGCTGCCCGTCGAGCACGAATGACTGGGATATCCAACGCGGTCAGCTTCGCGTGTCGGGCCCGCTCGCCGATCGGCGGATTATTGCGTCGACGAAGCAACTTGTCGCGTGTGTTCTCCGGTGGGCCACCCAGATACAAGTGCCCCGGGTTGACGCAGGCAGGCACGTCGCAGGTGTGCAACACGTGCCGCTCTGGCCACTCACCGGTGGCCAAGAACCAGGCGATGCGGTGCGCCTTCTCAGTTCGTCCGTTGAGATAGAACGCGCCGTACCACTGGTACGCACCGTCTGTTTGCCACAGCCAGCACCGCGTCCGCAGGTCGCAGAGCACACGCTGCCAGAATCTGTCAGCCAGACTGAGCCTGGCCGGTGGCCTACCATAAAAACGCATCGGTGGAACCTCCCATCGGTGCCGCGCCGCCGGTTGTTGATACCAACGCGGCGGCTTAGCTGTGCTGGATTGTACCGCTAATGGCCGTTGCTACTCCACGTCGTGCTGGTGGCAATGTCTCGCGTGATGATGCGAGATTACTGGATCAAACCCTCGATCTTGCTAACGAATTGCGTTTACGCTTTAGGTTACGCAATCAATTGTATGCGTTGATAGACTCGGTCATCTTTCAAGATACGTATGTTGAGGTGCCCGAGGCCTATCGCAAGACAGCGCTCGAGATGCGCAATCCGCTAGCGATCGACATCGTCGACACCACCGTGAGCGCGCTGTGCGCCAACCCGCCGACGGTGCAGTACCAGCCCACGGCCTTTGGGGATGCCGCGCAGCAGAACGCCACGCTCAGAGAACACTTCTTCGACGCCTCGTGGCAGCGTCAGGAGCAGGACAGTCGCCGACCGCTCTTGCGCTCGCTCATGTACTCCACAGTGGCGAAAGGCGAGGGTGTTTTGAAGACGATCAGCCGCGCCAATTCCGCGTGGCGGGAGTACTCCAACCAGGCCAAGGCCATGGAAGAAGAGATCATGGCCGAGCAGCGCTACGACGCGGACGCGCAGCGGCGGCTGTTCGACAAGGAGACCGAGCAACTCAAACTCCTCGCCCCATACCCGATCGCGAGCACCGACGTGCCGCCCGAGACGTTCTACTACAACCAGAACGAGAACGGCTTCACCGCGTGCGTCGAGGTCAAGACCATGCCGTACCTCGAGGCGCTGGCCCGCTTCGGCACCGGCCTGGACCGCGACGGCAACGTGCTGGCGCCCGACGAGTGGCAGTCGCTGGATCCGCGGGCGATGTCGCTGGCGCGCTCCGAGTGGCCGCGCATCATCCAGCAGCACCGCCAGATCACCGTCATCGAAGCGTGGGACTACCAGACGTGCGCGATCGTGCTGCTGGGTCCCGGACAACTGGCGCAGGCCTCGACCCAACTCCAGAACGGCACACTGGTGCGTCAGATCAAACACGGCTACGGCGACCCGGTGCTGAAGACCTTGCGCGGCCCGTACTTCCTGGCGCACGGGCTGACCACGAGCTCACGCCTGCCCGAACGAGCCGGCATCAGCATCCTGTACGGCTACCTGATGCTGTTCCCACTCATCGACAGCCTGCTCACCATGCAGGGCAACAGCGCGTTCTTGACGGGCTGGCCGGCCTTCAAGCGCACCACGCCACCAGGCCAGGTGCCGGGCATCCAGGGTGGCGTCGGACCGTACGCCAACGACAACCGCGACACGGATGCTACGCAAAGAATTCAGCCGGGCATGGTGTACCCCTTCGACATCGGCCCGATCGAACAGCCCAAGGCCGGCCAGGACCTCGACAAGGTGTTGCAGAACGCCCAGACCATGGCCATGATGGCGCAGCCGGAGGTCATTCGGGGTGGCGCTGGCGGTGCGCAATCGGGCTACCAGCTCAACCAGCAGGCATTCTTAGCCCGGCTCAAGTGGGACCCCATCGTCGGCAACGTCAGCCAGGCGCTCGCCGATCGCTGCGCGTTCGAGTCGTGGCTGATCGAACGCCGCATCGGCGAGACGGTGTACGCCTTCGCCGAGGAGCGGCCACCCCAGCAGCGTGGACGCTACGCCGGGCAGACGCGCGCCGGCTGGATCGGCATCGGACCCGACGACCTGGGCGGCGTGCACCGCTACAAGGTCAGATTGGACATCAGCACGCCGTCGGACGACGTGGTCGCCACGCGCGCCATCGGCGAGAAGATGCAGTTGAAGTTGATCACCTACGAGCAGGCCTGCCGCGATTCGGGCTCCAACCCGGACGAGGTCGAGAAGTCGTGGCTGCTGCAGAACATGAAACAATCCGGCCCGGTCCAGCAGAAGCTCATGGAATTGACGTTCCAGAAACTGGGCACGATCCTCGCCGCGCAGATGGGCGGGCCGGGACCCACGCCGCAGGAGATGGCCGGTGTCACGCCCGCGGGTGTGGGCGGCGTCGTACCCGGTGGCATGGGGAATCCACCACCGGGCGGCCCAGGTGTTGGCGGTGGCCAGGGTGGTATTCCACCACCGGGCGCGGGCGGACCGGTGCCACCGACGCCGGGCCCAGGCCCCGGACCGGGCTCCCTGCCGGGTCAGCCGGCGACGCCCACCATGCCCAATGCGATAGGAGCCGGATAGATGACACAGCGTCGTCAAGCGAAGTACCCGAACCTCAAAGCCGGCGGCAAAGCACCGAGCGAGCCGGTCGAGGTGCAGAAAGCGCGCTATCTGGCTGGCTACTCGGTCGACTGCACGCTGACCGCCGGCATGAAAGCCGCCGGCGTCAACAACCACACGGTCTACCAGTGGCGCGAGCACGACGACGCGTTCGTGCTGCGCGAGAACGAACTGCGCGCCGAGCTGGCCGACCGGCTCGAGGGCGAAGCCATCCGCCGCGCGTACAACGGCTTCGATCGACCGGTCTACCAGCGCGGCGAGCTGGTCGGCTACGAGCGGGTGTACTCGGACATGCTGCTCAAGTTGATGCTGACCGCGCTCAAGCCCGAGAAGTACCGCGAGCGGGTGGACGTCTCGGGTACGGTCGAGCAGATCGTGCGACAGGTAGCGGGCTTCAACGCCAGCGAGGTGCTCTGAGAACACGCGGTGGCGCAGCGCGTCGAAACGTACGATCTCATAGCTTCTGACCTGGCCTCGTGGCTGGATCAGACCTCGACCTCGCTGGCCGTGGCGCTCAGTCCGCAAGGTGTGGCGCCGTTTGCCGCGCCTATTTCCGAGCCCCAGAAACTCGCGTACTACTCGTCACAATTGTTCCTGCCGGACGGCACGCCCAACGAGCAGGGACGCAACGCCGAATTGCAGCGGCTGGGTCCGATCGGCTTCAGGACCGTCTACCGAGCGGTGATCGAGGCGTATCCCTGGCTCAAGCTGCCTGCACCACCGGAAGGCGCGGTGCCCAGCCCGCTAGGTGGCCCGTGACGTTTTGGGCTACAGTGGAGCCGGCAGCCCGCCGCTCGTAGCGACGCGGGCTGCTTCGTTTTACGGGCGGTGGGAGCCCCTTCCAGAAAGGGACCCCACCAACATGGCCTACGCATCAGCATCTAACGGCAGCACCAAGAAGGGTTGCCCCGGCGAACCGAGCGGTAAGAGCAACAGCAGCACCTACGCGAGCAAGGCCGGCTCCGCGGGCGCCAGCAGCGAGCCCGGCAGCAGCATGGGCGGCGGCGGCATGACCACCAAGGGCAACGCCAAGAAATTGAATCAGGGCAGCAATGGCCGCTAAGAAGTCCTGGACTGAGAAGTCCGACACGGCTGCCGATAAGCGCGCCGGCATCAAGCCCGGCTCCGCGCGCGACAACGCTCTCGATCGAGCTCGAGGAGTCCCCGTACGCCCGGCGGCGAAGTCGAAGAAAGGCAAGTAAGCATGGCCAAAACCACACCGCGCGCGAAAGCCGCCTCCCCGGCACGAGCGCGGACGCCAGCGGCGCGCACTCCCGCCGTCCCGCGGCCAGCGGCGCCTGCCGTCCGGGTACCGCGGTCCGCGCCCCTGGCCCGACCTGTCGCCGCCCGCGCCGTGCCGAGGGTGCCGGCGAGGCCTGCCATGCCACGACCCGCAGCCATGCCCGGTGGTGCGCCACGCTTGCCGGGCCCGATCGCCCGCACGCCGATGCCGCAGCGCGCGCCACGCATGCCGCTGCCAGGACCGGCCGTCGGCACCACGGCGCCGAGCATGCGCGGCATGGTGCCGCCACCGTTCGCGCTCGGACCATTCCGATGACCACCGTCGATCCGGTGCAAGCCCTCAAGGACACGGGTGCCGTGGACGTCGCGCTGTTTCTCGCCCCGGCGCGCGACCCCGACCAGCCCTGGCTGGTCTACGGCGCCGGCTCGGCTGTCGACGTGTCCCAGTTCGATGCTGAGGTCATCCAGCGCTGGCGGAATGAAGGCGTGCTGTCCTCGAGCAGCGGCGTGACGCCACCGACACCTCCCGCGCCGCCGCAGACGTTCATCACCGGCAACATGGAGCTCAAGCCCGCCCCCGACGTGGTGCCGTACCCGGTCGAATCAAGCGAGGGCTTCAAAGTGGGCGACACCGTCTTTGTGGAGCACCACGGCTACCTGAAGGTGACGCTCATCGATAGCCCGTACTACCTCGACCTGGTCAATCTGGAAAACCCGAACAACGCCGCGGTAGGCACCGTCGCGCCGCCAGGCAGCGCGGTGCGTGTCGAAAGTCCGCCATGAGGAGGCAGAACTGATGCCAGGCAACGCACCACGCAGACCGAACCAGCCCGCGTCGGGACCCGCCGTCGGCAGCATCTTCATCGGCCTGGGCCCGCTGATGTCTATCAACGGGTCCGACCACACGGAGAACGGGCCGCTGTACCGCGACACGCAGACGCCGAGCTGGTCGCGGTGCACGTGTTTCGACACACCCGAGGACTACGGCGGTGGCCCGTGGGCGGAAGCCATGATCCCGTCACCGTTGGGCCGCGGCCTGCCCAGTCGCTGGGGCACCGGCAAGAGTTTCTGATCATGGCCATTCTGAAAGCAGCACAGCGCAAGCGACTGCCGAGCTCGAGCTTCGCGCTGCCCGGCAAAGGCGAGGGTCCACAGGGCAAAGGGTCGGGGTCCTATCCGATACCTGACCGGAGTCATGCGGCCAATGCGCTGGCCAGGGTGGCCCAGCACGGCACGCCCGCCGAGAAGGCCACCGTGCGTCGGAAAGTCGCTGCGAAGTTCCCCGGCATGGGCAAGGGCAGCGGCAAGAAGTAGGCAGACGTGTTCAACGATCCCACCTACGACCCCTTCCAGGGGACGGCGAGTGGCTACAACCCCACCTACGTCCAGCAGCAAACCGCGCTCGCCTCGCAGCAGGCCCAGGCAGCCTACCAGCAGGCGACGATGCAGAACCAGAGCGACCAGCTCGCCTTCCAGAAAGCCCAGGCGGCCTTCACCGATGCCATGTCGATGGGCTCGGCGTACGGCTATTCGATGGGCGGCAACCCCTACAACTTCGGCTCCATGAACCTGCCACCGGCGGGTACACCGCTGCAGTCGACGATGAACACGCTCGGCTACGGCGGCGCTATCCCCGGCTACACCGGCTACAACACCGGCCAGACGCTCACCCAGCAGCAGCAGGCCGCCGCGCAGGCGGCCCAGACCGCGGGCATCACCGGCGTCTACACCCAGCCGGTGCAGTCGCCGTACTCGCCGGGCACCTTCGTGCAGGTGCCGCAGAACCAACTGCCGGCGAGCTTCACCCAGGCCGGTGGCAACTACGCCATCGGCTACGTCACCCCGACCGGGCAAGTGCAGCAGCTCAGCCAGCAGCAGGCGCAGGCCATGGGCTACAACCCGGCCAACGCGGCCCAGGTCGGCTACGACCAGTTCATGCAGCTGACCAAGGCACCGCCAACCGGCACGCCGACGCTCTCACTGCAGGCCCAGCAGGCGTACCAGGGGATGAACACCCAGGCCCAGCAGTCGGCGCTCGCCGCATCCGGGGCAACGGGCATGTACCAGGCGCCGGGCACCATCTACGCGCCCGGCACCAACCTCAGCGGCCAGACCTTCCAGCAGTTGGACCAGAACACCCAGCAGTCCTACATGATGGCCTACCACGGCGACCCGAACGCCGCGATGCAGGCCTGGGTCAACGACAGCAACGCGGCCATCAATCAGGCGGCCGTGGCCGCCGGTGGGCAAGCCCAGACGCCAGGCCAACCGACTCAGGCCGCTCAGGAGACGATGGCGGCGCAGCAGCAGTACTTCAACCAGGCCCAGAATCTCGCCCAGACGTACGGCCAGTACTACGCGCCCGGTGCGCCGGGGCAGGCCGCTCAGCCTGGCGTGAACGGACCCCAGGCGGGTCAATCGACGATGGCCTACCAGCAGTTCCAGCAGCAGGCCGCCCAGTCCTACCTGGGCCTGCTCAGCCAGCTCCAGGGACCCCAGGATTATGGGAAGTATCTGAACGTGCTCGGTAGCACGCCGTCAGGCATCCAAGGGCTGGTGGGTGCCGCGGCGGGCAACTACGTGCCGGGCGGCGGGGTGACGGGCGTCGCGCCGCAGGCGCAGACCCTGCAGAACCTGGTGGGCGCCGCGACGGGGTACGCGGGCGGTGGCGCCGGCGCGAACGCCGCGACAACCGGCCAGACCCAACAGCAAGGCACGGGCACCGGTGGCACGGCCTCACCCGGTGGGCAGAACTACCAGGATTTCCTGGCCACGGCGCAGGGGCTGCCGCCGCCCAGCCAGATCGCGCCGCAGAGCTTCAACGCCATGATGCCCTCGCAGCAACAGATGCTCGGCTCAATGTACGGCTCGGCGGGCTACGCGCCGGGGGACATCAACAAAATGTTCCAGAGCAGTCTGCCCAAGTACGCCGCGGGCTCCTCGAGCGGGAACTTCCGCCTGGTCTAGGTTGTGGCAGACCTGCTGCCTGACGTCCCAAGTGACTTGTGGAACAACTGGTCGGCGGGCCAGTTCGCGGACGCCGTGGGCGAGAAGATCAGCTCGCTGCCCGGCGACATCAGCCAGGGCGTGCAGGACGCGCTGGCTCCACCGGCTGCAATGCCAACTCCCCCGGTGGAGCCAGCACCCGCCCCGCCAGCTCCTGCTCCGGCGCCCATGGACACGGCACCCCCGCCGCCACCACCGCCACCCGACATCCCACCTCCACCA